AACCGCCCCTACAGTATCAAATGGCGGGAGATTGTCGCATCAACCGCTGGACGGCACGGACTGACCGAGAAAGACCTGCTCAGCCCTGACCGCTACGTCCCGACCGTTAGGGCTCGGGCCGAGGCCATGTGGTTGATGCACCGCTACACCGACATGACCATTTCGGCGATCGGCAAGCGCTTTGGCCGGGATCACACGACGGTTCTCCACAACCTGCGCAAGAATGGCCCCACGATTGAGGCACGGTTCGCATGATCGAGATCGAGACAAAGCCCCGCGACATGAAGCGCGCCATCCGCCGCGCCATTCACCGCATCGAACGCCAGATGGACGAGCATTGCCGCCATCGCCCCGATCCCGTGCTGGAGCAAGAGGTCGAAGACCTGCGCGAAACCCTCTCGTTTATCGACCGCCATTCTGTCGAGGCAACGGCGTGAGCAATGAAATACCCACACATTGGAAGGTGAGAGCCTTGCGCCGACATATCCAGTCCTGTGAGGACGCGGTGTGGTTTCAGGAGCGCCACGGCGACTTCAAGAGCCAGGAGGCGGCCAGCGCCTTGCTGCGCACGTTCAAGGCCATCCTTGCCGATTATGAGGCCCAGAAGATCGAAGACGGCCTACAGGGCCGGAGGAGGGCGGCCAATGGCTGAGCGTTTCTCCGAAGCCTATCTCGACGAACTGCGCTCCGCTCTCCCCATCACGCGCCTTGTCGGCGAATACGTGACCTATGAGGCGGGCAAGGGCCGCGAGGGCGATCAGTGGGCGTGCTGCCCCTTCCATGGCGAGAGCACGGCCAGCTTCCATGCCACGGACGACAAGCAGTCATACCATTGCTTTGGGTGCGGCGTGTCAGGTGACCATTTCGCGTTCCTGATCGAAAGCCAGGGGATGACGTTCCCCGAGGCGGTGCAGACCGTCGCCGAACTTGCCGGCATACCGCTGCCAGAGGGCGTCGAGATCGCCAAAGGACCGGCGCGGGCACCGGAACACCCCAGAGCGGAGAAAACGCCGCCACAGCCTTCCGCTGTGCGCGAGAAGAAAGAAATGGTGAAGGTCTATCCCTACACCGACAACGACGGCGAGTTGCTTTACGAGGTCTGCCGCATCCAGATCAGGATGCCGGATGGATCTTGGGCGCGCACCAAGGACGGCAAGGGCACATGGAAGGATTTTCGGCAGCGCCGTCCTTCCGGTATGCCCGATGGGTCGAAGGTGTGGGGCCTACGGGAAGGCGAATACATTCGCCCCGCGCCCGGCAAGGACTGGTCGCCATGGGACAGGGACAAGGCCGACAAGTGGCCCGACCATCAAACCCGTTGGTTCGATGCTGTCGAGCATACGATCTATCGCCATCCCCAGGTTGAGATCGCGATTGCCGAAGGGCGGCCCGTTATCATCACCGAAGGCGAAAAGGACGCAGAGACAGTCGAGGCCCTTGGCTTCACGGGCACCACGAACAGTTCTGGCTCCAAGCATTGGAATGACACGCACGCGGCTTGCTTCAAGGGCGCCGATGTCATCATTGCGCTGGACAATGACGTGGCCGGGGCTCGTTCCGAAAAGATCGCCCGATCGCTGAAAGGCATTGCCCGCCGAATCCGGGTGCTCGACTTCGCCAAGATCATCGATGGCTTCCCCGAAAAGGGCGACATCACCGATTGGGTTGAGAAGTTTGGCGGCACCACAAATGAGCTGGAAAAAATTATCGTGGGGTTGCCGGACTGGCGATCAAAGCTGCCCGAGGCGTTCGGATGCCGCCCGTTCAAGTCCATTGCGGGCGAGCCTATCGAATACGAGTGGATGATCGAGGAACTGATCGAGCACAATGGCGTGCTGGTGTTTGCAGGGGCCAAGGGCGCGGGCAAGACCTTCGCCGCGCTCGACATGGGAATGAAGGTGGCCCAGGGGCTGCCTTACGCTGGCAGAGAGACGCGCCGGGGCATCGTGATCCACATTGCCGTAGAGGATGGCGCTGGCGTCCGCATGAGGGCCGAGGGCTATCGCCGATACAATGGCATCAGCCCGGACGAAGACATTCCTTACGTCATCATGGACCGCGAGTTCTCGCTGATGTCCGACGATGCCGTGACGAAGATGATCGAGGCCGTCGCCCAGATCAGCGATCACTACCGCATGCCAGTCGAATTGATCATCATCGACACATGGTCGGTTGCCACGGAAGGGCTCAATGAGATCGACGGCGCCGAGGTCGGCAAGGTCTTGGCCCGCATCAATCGCCTGAAAGAAAGCACAGGGGCAACGATCTGCCTGGTGCATCACATGAACGCCACCGGCAACCGTGTTCGCGGCCACACATCGATCGAGGCCAACGTCTCAAACGTCATCGAGATCAAGCAGGTAATGACCGTTCCTGAGCGCAGGGGCGAAGACCCGGTAAAGGTTTGCGACCAAGAGGGGCGCCCGATCCGGCAATTGACCCTGACGAAAAACAAGAACGGCCTCGATGACATCAAATGGAGCATGGCGCTCGAGATAGTGGATCTCGGGTTGAACCGAAAGGGCAAGCCGGTCAGCACGTGCGTGTGTGTTTCCACAAAGCGACCGCGGCAAAGCAAAAGCCGGAGTAAGATCACCTCACAGTTCCAGCGCATCCTCATGGACGCCCTCAATGACGCACTCTCCGATGCCGGCAAGCAAATGCCGCCCAATGTTCGCGTTGGGCCCCAGATACAGCTTTGCGTGGCCTATGGCGACTGGCGTGACTACGTGCGCCGTAGATGGCCATTTAAATCGCCAGAGGACGACGCTGAGGCGCGCGACGAGGAACTTAGGAAGTCCATGGCGGCCGCAGAGGCGGCCCTGCTGAACGCGGGCTATCTCGGCAAGGACAACGACGTCGGAATCGTATGGTCGCTCGGGAAGGACCGGCAGACGGCATCGTATCTGCCGCAGGATGACCCGGAGCCACCTCCATCGCTCCCTGACGATGTGAAACGCGAACTTGCGGAGATCGGGCATGACGAACCGCCCTTCTGAGGAACAGCTTCACATGTTCGGCGGAGAGCCGGAAAGGCTCGGGCATCCGCTGTTCACGGAACGGTGGGGCAACCGGAAAGCCTTTTGGATTGGCCTCTACACCGGTCACGGCCTATCTGCCCCCGCCATCGAAAAAGCCCTTGGCGAGCAGGACACGGCAAACACCATCGCGCACATGGTCAACTTCTGGGGCTACAGGCTCGATGGAGAGCAGCACACCCACGGCAGGGTCAGGGTGCCGCTATCGGCCAAGCACCGGACCATGCTGGCAGATGAGGCGATGAAGCGGGAAATGAGCATGCCGGAGCTTTGCCGGCGGATACTGGTGCAGGTCGCGCAGGACGGTTTGTACAAGGCGATTGTCGATGGGTAGGGCGTACGAAAAATGGCTCTCGCCAGAAGGAAGCACGGACCTCGACCACGAGCGATTCGCCAATGCGATGACGAAATGCCAGCACGGCGGCGGATACTGCGCTCAAGATGGTTTCTGCCATCACGACGGCGATTGCTTCAAGGCAGCGTCAGACCCGATCGAGGCTGAGATCGAAGAATTGGAAACGCGCTTGGCGGCGCTCAAATCATTGAGGAAATAGGCCACATATGCACACCACCCTCGACCGTCCCAAGGCAAAGGCATGGGATGCCCGCTCGGTCCGCATGGCCCTTGCCGATGCCTTCCGCGTCCTCCATGCCGTAGAGAGCCGCCCCGGTCACAAGCGCATCAAGGCCGCATGGCCGGAATACATGCTGGAGCCGATCGACATCGCAGAGCAGCGCTTGGCCGGCAACATCCAGCAGGGCCGGATGAAGGCCGTCATCAAACCCAACGCGATCCAGATCAGCCGCATGGAAACGGTATTGCTGGGCAGGGATGGCATGCCGCCATGGCTCAACGGAGCGGTAAAGGCATACCCGGAGCACAGGCGCATTCTGATTGTGGCCGTGAAGGCTCAGGCGAAGCGGCACAGCGGGAGAACAGTGGCGGGGTGGCTCGGTATGCCAGAAACCACGTTTCGCTTGCACAGGGACTTTGCGGCGGCCACAATCGCAACCCAGTTGAACAGGATGGGAGTATTGGTGTGGTAAGGACGGCGCGCAATGCTATTGTGGCGATAGCCATCCTCTTGCTGGCCGCTCCAAACACCGTCCTTGCTCAAGGTAACGTTTGGGCAGCGGGCGTGGGTATGTCGAGCTGCGGCACTTGGCTTTCGACGCCGGACCACGAGTTTACGGGCGGTCAATGGGCTCTCGGGTACTGGACGGCGCGGAATACTATGTCAGCGACGCCTGGCACAGGGCACTCGACTGATATGGCCGGAATATTGGGCGAGATAAAGATTGCCTGCCGGTCATCACCGTCGACCCCTCTATACCAGGCAGTGCACGATACCTACGACTTGTTCGCCTCCCAAGGCCGATGATCGCAAATATCGAACGGTGACACAAAGGTCGTTCGACAATCCTGCGCAAATCACGCGATAAAGGCGTCATTCCAGGTACGCTGGATGAACTGTCGGCCAATCCCCCACATCGAAAGGAAGCCCCATGCGCACCTCCACGCATACCGCAGCCCTTTGCCTCTTGGCCGATGTGAAAGACCCGCCCGACCGATCCACCTGCGCCCCGCCCAGCCTTCGAAGTACCATCGCCTGACAGCTTAGATTGAAGATCAACCGGCCCGCCTCATCGCGGGTCGGCCTGTTTCTCCAGTTGGTGCAAAATATGCACGAACTCGACAAGCAGGTAGCCAGCCGGAGCGGCGGAAGCCCGGCACCAATTCCTACCCCGATTTGATATCGGGCGATATGCTGCCATTTGTGGCGCAAATCTATTGCGAAACAAAGGGTTGAGGTACGATTTAGAGTTTGAGGCGGCGGCACAGGCACAGTGCCATTGAGCAGATGTCAGCTGCGGTCGGTACGATCCCGCCACGCGTGCTAGAGCGGGCAACGTCATAATCCGGCTCGCCTCAATTCAATTCGTTGGCTTCGTCTTCGTCCAGGGGCTCCGCCCCAAGGAACTCGACAAGTGTCATCGCCAATGTCGTGCCAGCGTTTCGGTTCACAGCCCGACTACTTCGATCGGACGACGCTGACGATCACCGACAAGGGCCGTGAGCTTTTGGCCCAGAACATGCATCTGGTCGAGTTCGACGGCTGACCGCCTCAATCATTCACACACAGGAGAGCGGTAATGGCTGTGCTGCATTCTGCTGAAAGCATCCGCAAGCATCTTGCCGAGAGCAAAGCAGCCCAAGAGCAGGCGGCCAAGGAACGCAGGAACCTAGCTCAGCGTGCCAAGCGGCGCGGCATCCCAACCGATGTGCAGGCGCAGCGTGAATGGATCAAGGCCAACCCGGCCGGCTTCGAAATCCGCTAACCCACCAACCCAAAGCAGACCTATGGCAAACCGGACAAAACGGACCCCTAAAAAGGAGGCCGACCTTCTCGACGCTCTCCGACAGGGCGCTTCCGTGGCCAGCGCTTGCCACACAGCGGGGGTAGGGCGCTCGACGGCATATGAGTGGCGCGAAGCCGACACGGCCTTCCGTGACGCTTGGGACGACGCTGTAGAGGCTGGGACCGATGAGCTTGAGGACGAAGCGGTCAAGCGGGCAAAGGCTGGCAGTGACACGCTGTTGATCTTCATGCTCAAGGCTCGGCGCCCGGACAAATACAAGGACCGCGTTGCAACGGAACACACCGGCAGCGTCAACCTGACCATCACGCCAGAGGACGCCGAACTGTGACGCATGGCACCAGTAAAGCTCACGGAGAAGCAACGGGAGGCTAACCGGCTCCTGGCCAGCCCCGCTCGCAATATCATGTTGCGGGGCGGGTCGCGGTCGGGAAAGACCTTTGTGCTCATCCGGGCGATTGTCCAGCGGGCGATCAATGCGCCGGGCTCGCGCCATGTCATATTCCGGTTTCGGTTCAACCACGCCAAGACATCGGTGTGGTCGGACACGCTGCCCAAAGTATTGCAACTGTGCTTTCCGAGCCTTCGGGTGCGGTTCGATAAGACCGACTTCTTTGTCGAGTTGCCCAACGGGTCGCAGGTATGGATTGCCGGGCTGGACGATAAGGAGCGGGTCGAGAAGATCCTCGGGCAAGAATACGCCACGCTCTATTTCAACGAGAGCAGCCAGATACCATGGGCATCGGTCGAAACGGCCATGTCCCGCTTGGCGCAAAAGGTGCCACTGGCAGCGGAGATAGCCAAGCAGACGGGTAGGCAATACCTGGCGCTCAAGGCTTACTTCGACTGCAATCCGCCGTCCAAGCTCCATTGGTCCTACCAGATGTTCCGGGCCAAGATGAAGCCGGGGACAAAAGAGGCGCTGGCCAAGCCTGATGACTACGTCGAGATGCGGGTCAACCCGTCCGACAACGCCGACAATCTGCCAGAGGAATATTTCGACGTTCTCGCCTCGATGTCTGCGGCCAAGCGGTTGCGGTTCGAGGCAGGAGAATGGGCCAGCGAGGTCAATGGGGCGCTGTGGTCACTTGAGGACCGCAAGGCACCCGATGGCAAGAACATGCCCGGTCTCGACAGCCTGCGCATCTCTGATGATCAGATGCCGGAAATGCAGCGCATTGTGGTTTCGGTCGATCCGAGCGGCACGCGCGGCGATGGTGCCGGCGACGATATCGGCATCATTGTGGCGGGTCTGGGCGTCGATGGCCAGGGCTATGTGATCCATGACGGCACTTGCCAGATGAGCCCGGAAGGGTGGGGCAGGCGGGCCGTTGATCTTTATCACAGGTTCGGCGCCAACCGTATCGTGGGCGAACGCAACTACGGCGGCGACATGGTGAGGTTCACCGTGGCCACTGCCGACAAGAACGCGGCTTTCAAGGAAGTGGTGGCAAGCAGGGGCAAGGCGGTACGCGCCGAGCCTATCAGCGCCCTCTATGAGCAAGGCAGGGTCCACCATATCGGGGACTTTGCCGACCTTGAGGACCAGCTTTGTAATTTCACAACGGCTGGATACGTGGGCGATGGTTCCCCGGATAGGGCCGACGCTCTGGTCTGGGCGCTCACTGAATTGATGCTTGGCGAAACCTTTGAATACGGAATGCTTGGAGTTGTGACCTGATGATGATCTTGGACACCCTGAAAAGCCTGGTTACGGGCCTCGGAACGTCCAAGGACAAATCCGTCAGCCAATCGTTCGTCATGAACGTGCTGAGCGATGCCGAGCTTAACGCCATGCACCGGTCGGATTGGCTGGCCCGCAAAATCGTGGACATCGTGCCCCACGACATGACGCGCGAGTGGCGCGAATGGCAGGCCGAAAAAGACCAGATCACCCTCATCGAGAAGGTGGAGAAGGCGCCGGAAATCAATATCCAGCCAAAGGTGACACTAGCGCTGCAGAAGGCCCGCCTGCTGGGCGGGTCTGCCATCTATATCGGCATGAAGAACGCCGTCCCCGAGGAGGAGCTTATGCTCGATCGGGTGAAGCAGGGCGATCTTTCCTATCTGCACCTGTTGCATCGTCACGAGATCACGCCGGGGCCGATCAGTCGCGACGTCACAAGCGAGTTCTTCGGAGAGCCTGAATATTACACCGTGCAGGGCAGAAATGGCTCCACGGTCAAGGTCCATCCGTCTCGCGTCGTGCGGTTCATCGGCGCTCCGATACTCGATGATCGCTATCAGGACTTGAGCGGCTGGGGGGACTCGATCCTCCAAACGGTCTATGACGCGGTACGTAATGCCACATCGGTGCAACAGCACATCGCAGCATTGATCCCCGAGGCGAAGACCGACGTCATATATGTGCCGGGCCTGTCCAAGATCCTGCAGAACAGCGCGACCACAACAGCACTGACCGATCGTTTCACTTATGCGAACACGATCAAGTCAATGTTCAACATGGTGCTGCTTGAAGGCAATGGGGCCAACGGCGACACGGCCCAGGGTGAGAAGTGGGAGCAAAAGCAGATCAGCTTTGCCCAGCTTCCCGACCTGATGCAATCATTTCTGCAGGTCGCATCCGGTGCCGCTGACGTGCCTGTCACCCGCCTGTTGATGCAGGCCCCATCGGGGCTGGGCAACAATGGGGAGCACGCGCTCAAGAACTATTACGACAACATCACGGCCCGGCAGCGCACCGAACTGACGCCCGCCATGCACCGGCTTGATGAGGTGATCATCCGGTCGGCTCTCGGCAAGCGTGATGAGGCGATCTATTCCCGCTGGGCACCGCTCTACACCCTGAGCGAAAAGGAAAAGGCGGAAACCTTCAAGATGAAGGCCGACGCTGCCCGCACCATCGCTGGTACAGGCGGCATGTCTCCCGCTCTTATGCCCATCGAGGCGCTGTCCGATGCCCTGGTCAATGAACTGGTGGAGGACGGGTCGCTTTCCGGCCTAGAGGCCGCGATCAAGGTCTATGGCACGCTTGGTGAGCAGGAGGAAGACGATAGCGACGACGAAACCAACGCTCTGCCTCCACCGGCTGATCCGGATGCAACTCTGGAGGCGAATGACGCCCGTCCTCGCACGCTCTATGTGCGCCGGGATGTGATCAACAAAGCCGAGATCATCCGTTGGGCGAAGTCGCAGGGCTTCACGGACATCGTTCCCGATCTGCATGTCACCATCGCCTACAGCACAACGCCTGTTGATTGGTTCACTGTGGGCACGTCCTACGCCGACCGGCTGGAGATACCCGCAGGCGGGCCGCGCCAGATGGAAGCGCTGGGCCCCACTGGTGATTACAAGGCCCTGCTGATGACGGCATGGGAGCTTGTGTGGCGCCATGAGCAGATCGTGGAATCCGGTGCCTCGTGGGATTGGCCGGACTATCAGCCGCATATCTCCATTCAGGTGGGCGGCAATGTCGATCTAGACAAGGTCGAGCCCTATCGGGGCCGTATCATCCTTGGTCCCGAAATCTTTGAAGAGGTCCGGGAGGACTGATCATGCAATTCACCGATACGATGATCCTGGACGGCGCTTCACTGCGCCGGACCGGGCAGGGCGCTGTTGTGTCCGCTCGGGTGGCCAAGGCCGGTAATGTGCAGCTTTACCTCGGCTCCGAGATCGGCATCACAGACAAGCAGATCATCCGCGTCTATCGGCCCGAGCAAGAGGTGTTCAAGAAGGACGCCATAGCCTCCTATGCCGGCGTGCCGATCACCATGGGGCACCCCAAAGGAGGCGTAAGCCCGGACAACTGGAAAGACTTGGCTGTTGGCGAGGCAGGCGAGGACGTGCTGCGCGATGGCGAGTTCGTCCGCGTGCCGCTTCTCCTGCGTGATGCCAAGGCCATTCAGGAGGTCGAAGACGGCACTCGCGAGCTATCCATGGGCTATGCCGCCAAGCTGCGCTTTGAGGACGGTGTGACGCCCTCTGGAGAGCCCTACGACGCCATCATGGGCGATTTCAAGATGAACCACGTCGCGATTGTCGATCAGGCACGCGGCGGGCACGAGCTTCGCATCGGTGACGGTGCGAATTCCTGGGGCGCTGCCCCGATCCCTTCACCCACCAAGGAGACAATCACCGTGAGTGATGCACTTCGTACCGTGGTCGTGGACGGCTTGTCGGTGCAGACCACCGATCAGGGCGCCCAAGCCATCGACAAGCTGCAGAAGCAGATCGCTGATGCGGCCACAAAGGCCACCGAAACCGCAACGGCACATCAGACGGCGATTGCCGACAAGGATGCTGTCATCAAGGCCAAAGATGAGGAAATCGGCACCCTGAAAGCCGACCTCAAGAAGGCCCAGGACTCGGCGCCGAAACCCGAAGATCTCGACAATATGGTTGCCGACCGCGCTGCGCTCGTAACCGTGGTCAAGGCCATCGACGCCAAGATCGACCCCAAGGGCAAGTCTGACGCCGACCTGCGCAAGGCCGCCGTTGCTGCCAAGCTTGGTGACGAAATGGTCAAGGACGCTTCCGACGACATGATCGCCGGTATGTTTAAGGCCATCGCCAAGGACGTGAAGTCCGCCGACCCTTTCGCCAATGCCGTCAAGGACGGGATTACCCCGACCGGTGACGGCGACACGACCGTAACCGATGCCCGCGCGAAGATGATCGAGGACTTGCAGTCCGCGCATCGTCCCGCCGTGGCGAATTAAGGGAGACGCTGAGATGGCGACTTACCAGACCACATACGGCACGGCTCCCGCGAAGGGTTTGCCGGGCCAGATCGCTTCCGAAGAGAAGTGCAACAAGGTCAGCCGCGAGGTTGAGACTGCTGCCGGTATCGCGTTCGGCGCTCCGGCTCAGCGTGGCACTGCCGATCATGGCGTGGCCATTCTCAGCACGGGTGATTTCCTCGGAATTGCCGTGCTCAATCCTGCCGTCCCGCCCGATGCGGACAATCCCGACGCGTATCCACAGTACTTCACCGGGGCGTTCATGACGCAGGGCGCGATGTACGTGACGGCTGGAGCAACCGTCGCTGCTGGCGATCCGGTGTACTACGTGGCCGCCACTGGCCGGTATTCCAACATTGCGGACGTTACGCCCAACCCCGCCATCCCCGATGCCTTCTTCGAGGAAGGCGCAGTGGACGGTGGTATCGTCCAGATCAGCCTTGGCCTGCGCCATCAGGCATAGCCGGTTCACGAAAGGACACTGACCAATGAACCAGATGATCCAGCAGCCCTTCGCTGACGCGCAGGCTGCTCTCCCCTTCGTGATCGCGCAGGGGCGCACTATCGAGACCCGCATCTACCAGCGGCGCTATCCGACGTTCAACTATGGGGCCCACGTCCCTGTTGTGACCGAGGGACAGCCCTGGGCGATCGGAACGACCTTCTTCACCGTCGATGCTGCAGGTGAGGCCAAGTTCCTCTCCGGCGCTGGCACCGACATGCCCTTCAACCAGGTCACCCGTGATCAGGCATCGCACGACTTCGCGATGATCGGTTCGGGCTGGGAGTGGAACCTCGAGGAAATTAATCAGGCCAACCTTTACGGCATCAACCTGAACGATACCAAGGCCATGTCGGCCGCCGACAAGGTTGAGCGCCTGCTCAACTCTGTCGCCATGGTGGGCGCCACTGCTAAGGGCTGGACCGGTCTCATCAACAACGCCAGCGTTTCGCGCGTTGACGTTGCTGCGGACGGCACGGGTTCTGTGACGTTCTGGCCGGCCAAAACGCCGGACCAGATCATCCGGGACGTGAATAACCTGCTCGGCAGCATTCGCGAGAACACCGAGGAAGTGGAATGGGCCGACACCCTGCGCCTGCCTCCCGCGGCGTTCCGCTATATCTCCAGCACGCGTATCGGTTCGGGCGACGGCGCCATGACCATCCTCGCGCTCCTGCGGGCCAACAACATCTATACGGCTGAGACCAACCAGCCCTTGGATATTGCCCCGCTGCGTGAGCTGGCCACTGCATCTCAGGACGGTGGCGGTCGCATGATCGCCTATCGTCGTGACCCGGAAGTCCTGCGCTTCCACCTCCCCATGCCCCGCACGGTCCTGCAGCCGCGTCAGAAGTCCATCATGGGCTTTGAGACCGGCATCATCGCCCGTACCGGCGGCACGGAAATTCGTTTGCCCGGCGCGGTCGGCTATGCGGACGAAATCACCAACGTCCCGGCATAAGGGAGAGATGATCCATGAAGGTCACGAACAACTCCAAGGCGCTCCAGGGCGTGAACACCAAGTCCGGGACGGCATATGTCCGCCCCGGTGAAACCCGCGATCTGGAACTGTCTGAGACTGGCCTCAAACAGGCCAAGCGGCTCAAGTTCCTGACGCTGGGCGAGGGCAAGGCGAAGGCCGCGCCCAAGAAGGACGACGATCAGCCCAAAACGCCTGCCGAAGTTCTGGAGCTTGCCGATGGCAACTTCATGACGTTCAAAGCAGCGGCAACGAAGGTTCTGGGCGATGCCACGCCTGCCACCAAAGATGAGATCGTCGCGGCTCTCAAGGCCAAAGCCGAAGCTTAATCACCACGGGGCGCGGGAGACTGCGCCCCTTATCCTTTCACGGAGGTCCAAATGGCCGGATATGGCGACGAAGCCGGATTGACTGCCTGGCTCTCCGCGAACGGATACACGCTGCCTACGGGCTCCCCTGACGCCGCTGTGCTTCTTGAGCGTGGCAGTGTTTACATCGATGGCACCTATGCCTCCCGCTTCCCCGGATCACCCACTGGCGGGGCCGCGCAGGAGCGGGAATGGCCCCGTACTGGTGCAGCCGATCGCTATGGCAACGCCTTGGCATCTGACACTGTGCCTCAGCGCGTGATCAATGCCACATATCATGCGGCATATCTTGAGGCAGGTTCGCCCGGCATGCTGGCCACGACATACACGCCCGGAACGCAAAAGGTGCTCACTGAGGTCAAAGGCATAAAATGGGAGGTTGTCGGCAAGGCTGATGGTTCTCGCGCGATGGTGCCGATCTCAACCGCAATCGAGGGCATTCTGTACCCGATCCTGACGATTGAGGATCTGCCCGCAATTCTGGTGGTCTGACCATGAGTGAAGACTGGAACGCCGTCGCCGCCGAAGTTGAGGCCGCCCTGCAATCGATCGGCGACACCTCCGAGCCCAACGGCCACCCCGCCGTCATACGCAAGGTCGTGCCGGGGGTGGTTGATCCCGATGAGCCATGGGTGCCTGTCACAGACACGATCACCTATCATCAGGTCGTGGTGCTGATAAGCGACACGGAACTGCGGGACATCAACGGCACGCTGATCGGCCAGACCAAGCGGACCGTGACCATCTCGGGCGCCGCCGGTGTCGTGCCCCATGACGATGATCGCATTGTGCTTGGAATGACCTCTGCGCAGGTAACGGCCGCAGGGGATGCGAATGTGGCTTGGAAAGAGATCGACACCGTGAAGCCATTGAGCCCCGCCGGTGTCGCGGTTTTGTATGATCTAACTCTGGTTTCCTGATATGGCCCGCCGCCCGACCCGCGCCCAGCTTCGGCGCCAGTTTGAAGTCTTGGCCAATGAATGGGAGCCTCGCGTCCGTGACGCGTTCCTCGCGGCTGTGGCAGACATCGCTAACCGGGCAGAGCTTGGGCGCATTATCGAAGCTCTGGAGCGGGGGAACATTCAGGGCGCCATAGAAGCCGTGCATCTCGATCCAGCGGCCTACAGGGCTCTTGAAACGGCTCTGACGGGTGCTTTCGGGGCAGGCGGGGCGGCAACGGTCGCAGGCTTGCCCACGCTGCGCGATCCGTCAGGCGGCAATGTCGTGATCCGGTTCGATACGAGGGCGCCAAGGGCTGAGGCATACCTTCGCGAGCATTCGGCCCAACTGGTCACGCGCATCATTGACGATCAGCGCCAGGCCATCCTGTCGGTGCTGGAAACGGGGCTGATTGAGGGGCGCAACCCTCGCTCAACGGCGCTCGACATCATAGGGCGCACCACGAGGGCCACAAATAGCCGTGTGGGCGGCGTTATAGGGCTGTCGCAGCCACAGGCGCAGGCAGTGGACAAAGCCCGATCAGCGCTTACTTCTGGCGACCCAGCGGCCATGCGGGAATATCTGAACCTCACCCGGCGGGATCGTCGGTTCGATGCAACGGTTCGAAAGGCCATTGCAGAGGGCAAGGCGCTCCCGGCCGATGTCGTGCAACGCATCACAGGCCGATATAGCGACAGGCTTTTGGCATTGCGTGGCGAGACAATCGCCCGCACCGAAACACTCGGCGCTCTGGCCCGGTCAAAAGAGGAAGCATTTCGGCAGGCCATCGATACCGGGGCCATTCAGGCCACCCAGGTCAAGAAGGTATGGCAGGCCACCAATGACAGCCGCACGAGGGACAGTCATCGTGGCGTCAATGGGGAGCGGGTAGGGCTCGACGATCGGTTCTCGAATGGACTCCGCTACCCCCATGAGGCAGGGGCGTCCGCGTCCGAGGTCGTGAACTGTCGCTGCAGCTATGACCACGTGATCGACTTCCTCGCCGGGATTGAGTGATGGCCAGCACATTCTCTGCCCAGGTCTCGGCATTCGTCGCCAAGAGCGAAAAGCGAATGGAGATGGTGACCAAAGAGGCAGCGCAGCGAGTTGGGCTTGAGGTCAAAGACCGGACGCCGGTGGATACCGGATTTTTGCGAGCCAGCTTCATGGCGTCAACAGCGGCAATGCCGGTCATCGATCGCAATGCACGGCCTTCGCCGGGCGGGGCATATGCGGACCCTGCATCAGAAATCGCCCTGGTGATTGCGGGCGCATCTCTGGGGCAGACAATCTACATGGGGTTTGTGGCCTCGTACGCCTACTACGTCGAGGTTGGGGCAAATGGGCGGTCACCGGTCGGAATGGTCGGCCTTGCTGCTCAGCAATGGCCCCAGATCGTTAATGACGTGGTGGCAGAGGCAAAGGCTCGCATACCCTAGCCGTCCATCTTTTTGAGCAGGGACATCTTGAGCGCGAGCAGAACCTGCCTCGCGGCCTTAAGGCTGTTCTGCCCAAGCTCCGTTTCGCCTTCACTGTCATAACCGATGTCATCGAGTGCCACGCCAAGGCGGGCTTCGATCTGCTCATCTGTGAGGGGCGGCTTATCTGGCATTGAGGACTGTTTACCCCATGAGCGACACGATCGAAACGAAAATCGACAGTGCGCTCTTTGGGCGACTGGCGACACTGACCCTGACGCCAACCCATCAGATCGCGTGGCCCAACGTCAACATGACGCCAACCGGCCAGCATCTGCGGGTCGATAACCTTTGGAATGACCCTCGCACGGTGACGCTCGGCGACGCGGGCAAGAACCGGTACGTGGGCCTGTTTCAGGTCTCTGTGGCGTGGCCTGTCAATCTCGGGGCCATCGGCCCTGCCGACGTTGCGGGAGCCATAGCGGCGCACTTCAAGCGCGGAACGGTCATGACCCATGAGGGCATCAACGTTCGCGTTGTCCGCCCGCCTCTTAGGCTGCCGGCCTTCACCGAGGATAACACTTGGTACGTGATCCCGGTTCGCGTGCCGTATCAGGCAGACGCTGCCAACCCATCGTAACCCGCCAATCGAGGCAGATCACATGAGCATCAAAATGGTCGCGTCCAAGCGGTTTCGCTTGGCGCTTGAGAAGGGCTTTGTCTGGAAGGACGAGGGCCAGGAATACGAGGTCTCCTCCGAGAAGGCGGCCGATTATCACGAAACCAGCGGACGCGGCAAACGAGCCAAACCCGCAACGCCGGCGCCTTCCGGCAAGAAGGGAGAATAACCCATGGCCCAGGCACTTCGTTCGCGCCAGTCGCTCTATTACGTCGCCGAGGTCACCCCCGGGACGACTCCCGCAACCCCGACGCTGATCGAAATCCCCATCGCGGGCATTCCGACGCTCAATGTGGCCAAGGACGTCAACAGGTCCAGCCGCATCAACTCCAATCGTCAGAGCAACACCGTTCGCCATGGCACGCGCCGGTCGGAAGGCGAAATCCCGATCGAGCTTGCTTATGGTGACTTCGATGCCCTGTTCGAAAGCCTGATGCACGGCACATGGGCAACGAACGTCCTCAAGGTGGGCACGACGCAAAAGTTCTTCACGCTCGAGCGCCGGTTCCCCGATATTTCGGAGTTCCAGCCCTTTACCGGCTGTATGATGAACACCTTCTCGCTGTCGGCCCAGCCAAACGGCATGATTACCGGCAACTTCGGCGTTCTCGGGCTGGGCGGCATGACGCCCGCCAGCGCAACCGTTGCCACCACCTCGACGGCGACACCGGGCAATGAGCCTTTCGACGGCTTTACCGGCACCATTACCGAGGGGGGGGCATCGGCCAATATCACCGCCCTTGAATTGAGCATCACCAACAACGGGGCCCTGCCGTATGTGATTGGCTCCGACACGGCCCCGGGCGTCAACTCCGGCATGTTTGCCGCGACCGGCACAGTGACCGCGTTCTTTGAGACTGAAGCGCTGATCAACAAGTTTCTGGACGAGACAGAAAGCGCGCTTGCGGTCACCTTTGAAGGCATCAACGGCGGCGACCTGGCAATGGCGCTGCCTCGCTTGAAGTACACCGGTTCGAGCATCACCGAGGCTGACGAGGGCTTGCTGGTGTCGATGCCATTTGAAGCCCTGTATTCGACAGCCGACAGCACCACTCTCACCCTGACCCGCACGCCTGCCGCCTAACCGCATTCGCGCGCGATAGGGCCGCTCTGTCGTCGGGGCAGGGCGGCCCACCCGACATCCCGACAACCCGATAGGTAAGATCATGACCAAGACATTCGATTTCGATACCAACTTCGTTTCGATCGAGAGCCAGGAGAAGGGATCCGAGTTCGAGGTGATCAATGATGCCGGGCAAAAGACCGGCATGTTTATCTGCCTCGCTGGCCCTGACAGCACCAAGCGCAAGAAGACACAGGCCCGGCTCAAGGACTTCTATCTCAAGTCTGGTATCGGTCAGGCCAAGCCCGAGGCGACCAACCGCAAGGCGCGGCGCGCTCTGGCCACGCAGGGAGACCGCTACACGGGCGAAACCGCCGATCTGCTCTATGAACTGCGGATGGACGATCTCGTGGCTGCTACGATCTCCTGGCGCTTCCCAGAGGGCATGAGTGGCCCGGACTGCACGCCCGAAAATGCCGCCGCCCTGTATCACAAGCACCCCACGCTGTTTGAGCAGGTCGGGGAGGCCGCGGACGATCTGGACCGTTTTACCAAGCGCTGACGGAATCCCTTGTCGCCTGCATTGCCTTCCGGGTTGAATACGACACGGTAAGGCAGGGCGGGGCGACCACCCGTCAGCACCTCGAAGCGGCCGGTCAGGTCGTGGACGAGCCCGAACCCATCTCCCACGGTTATTTGCTGGACTGGTTCTGGCGCCTTTCCAACAGACGCGCATCCACAGGCTTTGGCTTCTCCCCGATTGGGTACGAGGCCATTGCGGCATGGGCGCGCCTGTGTGGCGAAGATCCCGAGCCGTGGGAGATCGAAGCCATCGAACGCATGGATGATGCGTTCATGACCGAAGCGGCGAAGCAGAAGCCCAAGGAGTGAGCATCACATGGCCGATCTCGCGGTACTAGGGCTCGAAATTCGCAGCGACAGCGTTCCTGTTGCGGGCAAAAGGCTTGACGACTTTGAGCGTCAGGCCGTCCGCACGGATCGCACCGCTGACCGCGTGGCCAAAACCATCGGTCGGATGGCGGCACAGTTCGCGGCTTTGGCCGCCGTCACGTTCTCGTTCAACACCATGATCCGCGAGGCTCGTGCGTTCGATGCCGCATTGGCCGAAGTCTCGACGCTCCTCCCCGTGGTGGAAGGCGAGATCGACGCCATCGCGGAAGCCTCGCGGCGCATGTCTCGAGAGTTTGGCACCACGGCGGCGTCACAGGCTCAAGCCTTCTATCAGGCCATCTCTGCCGGGGCAGGGGATGCGGCACAGGCAACGGAATTGCTTGAGGTCGCGAACCGCACCGCCATTGGTGGCATCACTCAGGTCACGGTTGCGGTCGATATCCTGACCACGGCAACGAATGCCTATGCCGCCAGTGGCCTCACGGCTTCGGACGCGGCCGATACGCTGTTCGTCGGCATGAGGGCAGGCAAGACCACGATTGACGAGCTGGCGAGCACGCTGGGCCGGGTTATCCCCCAGGCCACGGCTGTGGGTCTGAGCTTTGATGAGATCGTCGCCGCTACGGCCGCGCTGACCACACAGGGGCAGTCGACCGAGATGGCCGTCACGGGCCTTTCGGGCATCATGACGCAGTTGCTCAAGCCTTCCTCTCAGGCCGTCGATCTGGCCAAAGAGCTTGGCATCGAGTTCAGCGCCACGGCGGCACAGACCATGGGCCTTGCCGGGTTCATGGAATATCTGGTCGAGGCGACCGGGGGCAGCCAGGAAGCGCTTGCCATGCTGTTCGGATCGACCGAGGCCCTGCGGGCGGTATTCTCGCTTGCGGGACAGGGCGGCGAGAAGTTCAACGACATCCTCGGTGATATGGAGGAACGGGCAGGGGCGGCGGACGAAGCGTTCAACCGGGTTTCGGAATCGCTCGATCAGCGCCTCAATGTCGTCATGGCCCGCTTTGGCGATCATGCCTTGGGCGCTGGGCAAGTGTTGCTGTCCGTCATGGTTCCGGCTTTGGAACTGCTGGCCGGAGCAGCGGACATTCTGGCCGCCAATATGGAGCGCCTTGTCTCATATCTAGGCGTTGCCGCGGTAGCTGGGGCCATTGCCTTCCGTGGTGCGATCGCAGCGGCTGCGGCTGCCACCTGGGGCTTTGTGTCAGCACTGGTCGCAACCCGTGCAGCGTTGATCCGAACCGGGCTAGGCGCCCTTGTCGTGGTTCTCGGCGAACTGGTCTATCAGCTTTGGGAGGCCATCGACCGCGCCGGCGGATTCGGCAGTGCCATGCAGGCGGCGGGACGCACAGCGAACCGCGCCATCGAGAGCATCAAGAACGGCGCGACGGCAATGGATCGGGCCCTGCGCGGTGTTGCCTATAGTGTTGAGGCAGCTTTCCGCACGGCTTGGGGCAATATACTCGTTGGCTTTGAGAACATGATGTCGGCCATCACCGGCCGGGCTCCAGAGACCTATGGGGCGATCGCATCACCGGGCAATCTGCAGCTGAGTGAGGCCGATCGCGCCCGCGCATCCGCAGAGCGTGAGTTCGGATATTCGGCCCACTATTGGGATCTGGCGATGAACGGCACGCCCGAACCGAATGTGCCGGGATCACCGGGCCAACGTGGAGGTCGCGGCGGGTCATCGTCCGTTACACCCCGGGTTCCCGGCGTTGGTGGAAGTCTGGGGGCGCTTGGAGGAGGCGGCGGGGCAGAGGCCCAGCTTAACGCCTACGAGCAAGCCACACAGGCGGTTCGTGACAACATCGAGGCATTGGAGCGCCAGCAACAGGCTTTCGGCCTGTCAGAGACAGCCGCTGCGCGTTTCAACACGGCGATGGACCTGCTCAAAGGCGCGCAGGAAGCCGGTATTCCGGTGACCGACGAGTTGATCGGGGAAATCAATGCCCTGGCGGACGCCTATGCCGTGGCCGAAGAACGGTCCCGCATGTTGCAACAGCAGCAAGAGCTTGCACAGTCTATCAACGATACTCTCGCGTCTGGTTTCTCGAACATGTTCACCGGGATCATCAACGGGTCCAAGAGTGCGGGAGATGCGATCCGAGACCTTATCAGTTCGCTGGGCCAGCTTCTGATCAACCAAGCCTTTACGGCGCTGTTCGGCGGCGGCACGTCGGGCGGAATCGGAGGGTTTCTTTCTGGTCTGTTCGTGCCAAACGCATTTGGAAATGTGTACAATAGCCCCGGACTGTCCGCTTATTCTGGACAAGTTGTTTCCAGTCCCACGTTTTTCCCATTCGCCAACGGTATCGGTCTGATGGGTGAGGCCGGGCCGGAGGCGATCATGCCTTTGAGGCGCGGGCCAGACGGGCGGCTCGGCGTGGCGGCCAACGGCAACGGCGCGGGGAGCGGAAGCGTCCTCACTGTTCGTTTTGTGGATGACAGCGGCAAGGAAGTTGCCCAGGCGAAGGTGCAGGACGGCAGCGCACAATCGCTTGATGTCACGCTGGACCAAATCGTGGCCCGCAAGATCGCATCGCCCGGCTCTGAAACGAGCAGGGCGCTCCAACAACGCTATGGCCTCAATGGCCGTCTTGCATCGCGGTGACCCATGGTTGATTGGCCAGCAACTCTACCCCAGCAATTCGAGCAGGAGGGGTACAGGGAGAGCATGCCCGACAATCGCCTGCGGTCGCAGGTCGATGTGGGCGTGCCAAAGGTTCGGCGCCGTGGTTCTCTGCAGCCCTATTTCATTTCGGGCCGCATGACCCTCGATGAGGACCAACGCGCAGACCTGCTGACGTTCGTGAGCGCCACGACCGGCGGCGGGGTTCTGCCGTTCAATTTCCCCGATCCCTTCGCCGGCGATGATCTTCTGGTCCAGTTCGGCAATGAGCTGCCACAGATTTCCGATGTTCGCGGCCTGAATTACTTCTACCAGATCACTCTCGAGGTCTTGCCGTGAGCCGAACAGTCTCGGAAACCTTCCGGCGAGCGCTTTATGCCGCCCAGACCGACGAGGTTATCGTTGCGCTACTCACGATCACGCACGACGATCTGGCCGAGCCGGTCAGATTGTCCACCGACGCCACCGAGAGACTATCGGCCGACCCCTTGAGTTATGGCACCACGAGCCGGGGCGAGGTTTACCAGTTCGTGCCGATCAGCGTCGTGCTGTCTGGCGAAACGGACGACGCACCGCCCCAAGTGGCGCTTGAGGTCGACAACGTTGACCAGTCGCTGATCACAATGGTCCGCTCCATTACCGCGCCGGCCAGCGTTGCGATCGAGATCGTTCTGGCGTCGGACCCGGATACTGTAGAGATCGAGTTTCCCGCCATGCTGACAGGCAGCGCGGATTACGACGCCGAAGTGGTGCGGTTTTCTCTGGAAGTGGATTCGCTGGCCAGCGAGCCATTCCCTGGCACCTCGTTTGTCCCGAGCATGTTCCCCGGCCTGTTCTGAGCCATGGACTTTGATCGTTATGTCGGACTGCCGTGGAAAAGCGGCGGGCGCGGATTTGATGGCGTCGATTGCTATGGGCTGGTGTGGCTTTTCTACGCCCATGAGCTAGGCACATCGATCCGGTCCTTCGCGGAGGCGTATTCCAACGCCGAGGATAGATCAGAAACGGCGGAACTGTTCTCAGTGGGGGTTGATGGCTGGCTGCCCGCTAAAGCCGCTCCTGGGGCAGTTGTGTTGATCAGGCGGGGCAAGCTGCCCTGTCATGTCGGCATCGCCGCTCCGGGTCGGCGCATCCTGCACATCGAAAAGCGAGACGGGCTGTCTGTGATGGCGCCAATCACCGCCTCGCTGAGCAATCGTATCGAAGGCTATTTCCGTCCGAAGGTGGAAGCGTGAAGCACGAAGTCAACATTGTGCCGGCTGAACGCGCGCGCCTCCTCTCTGGCGAGACGGTTCAGGTCACGATTGCGCCCCATCCCTTCAATGCTCGCAAGGAAATTGCGACGGCACTGGCCGGCGACACCATTGCAGAGATCGTCGCGGCGCATTGGAGCGGGACACTGCCCTGTGCGGTTCGGGCCGACGGTCAAGATGTGCCGATCGACCGATGGGATAGCGTGTGCCCGCTCGAAACCGTTGAACTGGTCGGCGTGCCGCAAGACCCGATCACGGCTGCCATAGCCTCGCTGAGCGCGGCGATTGGGTCGCTGGGCGTGGTCGGGACTGCACTGGTGAACCTGGCCATCGGCGCCGGACTGCAACTGCTCGCCAATCTGTTGTTCCCCCCGGCCAAGCCAAGTCTCGAGCGGGACACTGCATCGGCAACCTATTCGATCGGCGGGGCACGGAACCAGACAAGCCCCTGGGGCGCGGTGCCGGTCATACTGGGTACCCATCGGGTTTCGCCGTCCTATGCGGCTAGCCCCTACACCGAACTGCGCGGCAATGACCAGTATTTGCGCGCCGTGTTCTGTTGGGGGCACGGGCCCTTGGCCATTTCCGATCTCAAGATCGGGGAAACCTCGATCTCGGAATTTGATGAGGTTACGACCCAGACCTTCAACGGGTATGAGGGCGACGGCGAGCCGACGCTTTTTCCAGCGCAGGTGTTTCAGGAGGACCTGAGCGTCACGCTTGAGGGCGAGAGCGAATACGTTCGCACGACCGCGCCTGACATTGATGAGATCATTGTCGATCTGCAGGCGCCGCGCGGGCTCTATCGCTACCGCAAATCTGACGGCAAGCGCATCAGCCGTTCGGTGACGATTGTGCTGCTCTACAGGCCCGCAGGTTCTGGAAGCTATACCCAGTTTCAGCAAGTAACGCTCAAGGGATCAGACGAAACCGCTATCCGCAAGTCCTACAGGCTGGAAGTGGAGCGCGGGCAGTATGACGTTCGCGTTGATCGCCCCTCTGCGCTCTATAGCGGGGAGGATCAGGTCTCCGAGGACGTTGTCTGGTCCGCGCTGCGCGGCATTCGTAACGAAAACCCGATCAATGCCGATGTGCCTCTGGCGCTGACCGCTATTCGCATCAGGGCGACGGCGCAACTGTCGGGCAACATCGAGACTTTCAACGGCCTCGTGACATCGCGCGTGACATCATGGAGCGGGTCTGCATGGGTTGATGACCAGCCCAGCAACAACCCGGCCGATCTGTTCCGGCATGCGCTGACCTGCTCGGCCAACAAGCGCCCTGTGGCCATTGGTCAGATCGACCTAGATCAACTGGCCGACTGGCACGAGTTCTGCACCGCGCAGGGCTACGCCTTCAACCAGGTGCGGGACTTTTCGGGGTCGGTCTGGGATACGCTCAAGGCCATCTGCGCCGCCGGCCGGGCTGTGCCCACATTTGTTGACGGCAAATGGTCCGTGGTCTGGGATGATCCTGACGCCGTTGTTGTTCAGCACTTCACGCCCGCCAATTCCTCGGGCTTTCAGGGCCAGCGTGCTTATATCGACATGCCCCATGCCTTCCGGGTGCGGTTTGTCAATGAGCAGAACAACTATCTGCAGGACGAGCGGGTCGTTTACGACGACGGCTATGACGAAACCAACGCCACCCGCTTTGAGGGGCTTGAGTTCCCCGGCGTCACCGACCCGGACCTGATCTGGAAGTTCGGCCGGTATCACATCGCCCAGCTTAGGCTGCGGCGCGAGACCTACAATCTGAGCACGGATTTCGAGCATCTGGTTTGCACACGCGGCGACCGGGTTCGGGTGACGCATGACGTTCCCAAATGGGGGCTTGGCTTTGGCCGTGTTAAGGCGGTCTCTGGCGATACGATCACGCTTGATGGTGACGTGACCATGGAAGTTGATGGCGATTATGTCATCCGCTTCCGTCAGGGCGACGGTACATCTGTGCTGCGCAGCGTAGTGACAGACGCCGGAACCAATTCGGTGATCGAACTTGTAGCCGGCGGCACAGCCCCAGAGGTCGGCGCGCTCTATATGTTCGGCGTGACGGGGAGCGAAAGCGTCGTCCTGCGCGTCAAGGCAATTGCGCCAACGGCTGACTTCGCCGCACGGCTGACCCTGGTTGATGACGCTCCGGCGATCTATCAGGCAGATCAGGGCACTATCCCTGCTTTTGATAGCCAGATTACTGAGCCCGTCGATCTGTTCAACCAGCCACCGAGCGATCTGATTGCGACGGAACTGAGCTATCTGCAGGACGGCGTGATGCTGTTTTCGGGTGCTGAGGTGTCATGGCAGCCGCCTGCACTAGGCGCTCCGGTTAGTTACAACCTTCAATGGAAAAATGTCGAGGATGAGGAATGGCTGCCGGCCGTTTCTGTTGCCGACACTGCCTACACCATTCTCCAATTGGAGGCGGGATCTTACCAGCTCCGGGTGCAAACGGTCTATTCCAGCGCCGTATCGACGTGGCGCACTGCCCCATTCGATATCGTCGGCCCTTACCGGGTGCCCGGAGATGTAGAGACGTTCCGCGCCGACATTGCGGGGGCCAACATCATTATGACGTGGTCCGGCACAAGCGACAGCATCGTTAAGGACTATGAGATTCGGTTCTCGCCCGCTGTGACGGGTGCTACCTGGCAGTCGGCAACGCCGTTGGTATCAGGACTCAATGGCACCAGCTATGTCGCGCCGTATGCCAAAGGCACATATCTGATCAAAGCAAGGTCATGGCGAAATGTCTTTAGCACCGGCGCCACGTCTATCGTCGCCAGAACAGAGCCAATTGATCGGCTGAACGCTGTTGAGACAGCAACCGACGACCCCGATTTTGGCGGCACATACACAGGCACGTATTTTGACGAGGGTGCCAACGGTGTTGTGCTGCAATCGACTGCTGATTTCTTCGCCCCGGACGATTTCTTCGATCAGGGCGTCGTATTTCCTGCGGCGCGACAGCCAGTCGGGTACTACAGCCTTGCCACGGAGATAGACCTTGGTTCGGTTTACACCAGTCATCTTACGGCAGCGCTGTCGGTCGGCGGCGTCGAGTTCGGCGTCGACTTCTTTGATGGGGACGACTTCTTTGACGGGGAGGATATATTCCTCGATTCCCCTGACGGGTGGGCGGCACGAGCGCAGGTCAGATATACCGACGACGACCCATCCGGCACCCCGTCCTGGTCGGAATGGGAAGACCTTCGCATCTCCGATTATACGGCGCGGGCTTTCGAATTCAGGGTCCGACTGGAGAGCATAACGCCCTCGGTTTCGCCTCTGCTGACAAGCGCGGTTTTCACTGTCGATATGCCAGATAGGATAGTTGCGGGCGAAGACATTCAATCGACCGCTTCCGGCGTGACGATCGCGTTCAGCCCAGCATTCAAGTCACTCAAGGCCCTTAATGTCACGGGCCAGGACATGCTGCAGGGCGATTATTGGACCGTGACCGGGAAGTCTGTGACGGGCGCAACCGTGACCTTTTTCAACAGTGCAGGCGCAATGGTGGATCGATCGTTCGATTACCAAGCCGTGGGCTATGGGAGTATTGAAACATGAGCCAACCTACAACCTGGGGCGTCCCGCGCGATAACAGCGGTGGGGCTGTACCGCCCACAACGTTTGCAAGTCGGGCTGACGACAGCTTTGACGCCATTTTGTCTGGGCACAAGGGCAGCACTGCACCGACCTATGCCGTGGCCGGGACGAAGTGGATCGATGACAGCGCCACGCCATGGATCGAGAAGGTTTATGACGGGACGAACTGGATCGTTACGGGAGCCTTCAATGCTTCCTCGGGAAAGATGCAGCACCTCTGGTACAAGGGCAGTGACATTGCCAGCGGTGCCACGCTCACCATCCCCTCTGACGGCAACTATTTTGACGTGACAGGGACTTCTGGCCCAGTTACGGCACTGTCATCGTTGCAGGCCGGGGCAATCATACGATTGCAGTTCGATGCGTCCGTCACCCTCACCCATAACGCCACAAGCCTCATTCTCGGGGGCGTGAACATCACAACCGCTGCCGGCGACGTGGCCGAATTCGTCTCGGAAGGATCGGGAAATTGGCGGCTGGTGAATTACTGGCCCTCTGATGCCCGCTTTGCCAATGCAAAGAGAATTTGCGTTCAGGAGGTTTCGGCTACCCTGACGACCTCTCCAAGCACCACAAGCACAACATCGGTGAATTTCGGCCTGTCCGTTATCATCACTCCAAAATACAGCGACAGCATTATTGAGGTCATCGCGATAATTCCATACGCGGGGGTAGATGGCGTATCCGGAACCCCAACGTCCAGATTCGGGATTCTGAAAATCAGAAACACAACAGATTCGGTAGATATCACGCCAGTCTATCGCATTGGCCGGAGTCTTGTGTCGGGCAGTTCGGCTACGGCTACGACAACCGCTTTCGTTCATATGGAGGGGAGGTTCACAGTTAACAGCCTTACCCCGCGTCAATTCCAGGCGTGGGGAGCGGTTAACGACCCCACGGTGCAGCTAACTTTCTATGGCGCCATCTCTACAGCCACTATCTATGCACGGGAGCTTCGTCCATGACCGATAATTTCACTCTGGCCCGCGCCATCCATTCTTTGGTCCCAGCGGCGCAGTTCAGCGTTAGGGATGGGGAGATCCAATGGCACGACAAGAGGGCGCGGCCTTCGGCAGCCGAG